TGAAGGCCATCATCGCGAAGTGGGTCGAGACGGACGTTCTCCGGGTGTTCACCGTCCATTCCAGTCGCGACGGAAGGGACGTGGATCACGTCCAGTGCGGCGCGAACGAGCTGTTGGGCGATGGCTCTTGATAACCCCACACCGAACCTGCATAGTGGGTGTGCAGTGTGGAGGGAAGATATGGACAGCAACACCAGAAACGCGCTCATGAAGGCGCAAGCCGCCATCGCCAAGGCCCTGGCAGATGATGAAGTTCTTCCGGTCTCTGCAGAGAAAGCCATCGCAGATGTTCCCGAAGGAGTGGCATTCCGGCGAGGATTCAAGTCCGAAAACTGGATAGGGAAGGTGATCGCTGAGAAATGCGGTCTGCACCCCAATCTGGAACGGCGTCTCATCGACGCCATCGTGGACGATGCTGTCGAGCGCGGCCTTCTCAGGGCGACAACCCAGAGACGCCGAAATGGAGTGCATGCTGCCGTCGTGTTCAAGCCCGGTCAGGCTTCATGAGCCCCGCTGAACCGATCGGTTCCGCACCATACCGCAGGCACTCTACAGGGTGCGGCGGAAGCCATCTGGGACCCACCGCATCCGCATCCGCCGCACCCTCTCTATAGAGGGAGCGGCGGGTGCGGCGGCGGCGGGGATGGCTGGGCAGGGTGGCGCCGCACCTTCCGCACCCTGCCAAGGTGCGGTGCGGAAGGTGCGGTGAGGCGAAGATCAACCGAAGGAGAGAACGATGACCGATCACGAGGACGCAGAGTTCGAGCGCGAGCACCTGCCCAGGATGGTGGCCGCACTGGCCGCCAATCCGGCCTTCAACACCGAGGACGCGACTTGGAACGATCTGGTAGACGGGGCCGTGGAGATGCTGATCGCCACCAGGCACCGCCTCGAAACTCGCGCCACCCGAGAATGATGAGCCTCTACCGGATCAACCCCACCCCAGAAGTAAGAGTTCACCAAAAGGAGACCGACAGATGACCGATCACGACCTCTGGACAGCCGCCTACCTCGCGGTGCTGCCTCGACACACGAAGGGACTGGCCTGGGTCGAGAGAGCCGCCGCCGACGCCGACGCCGCCCTCGCCGAGTGGAAGGCCAGGGCCCCCAAGCGCCCCACGACCACCCCGCTCCCCAGCCTCGCCTGACCACAGGAGATCGACAGATGACCGAAGACATACGCCAGGAATGCCCCGCAGACGCGCGGAGGGCCCCGCTGGTGGCCGTTGAGGGGTGCGGAGGCAGCGCCCCTCAGCGGCGCTCCCACAGCGCCCCTCAGCGGCGCTCCCACAAGCTCGGGCCGATGGCCTGCGCCGTCTGGCACCCGAACGGCGAACGGCTCCTGACCGTCAGCGAACTGCCCAGGGTGGTCGTCGGCAACGCCAACCACCCAGGCGGCACGCTGCCAAGCCACCAGCACCCCAGCCGAGTGGCCGCGCGCCAACGGGCCTGGCAGCAGAGCGCAGCCCGAAGGGTCCTTATGGCCATCGAGCACGCCGGGCCCGTGACATGGGCCGACCTGGCCCCCGCCCTCGACATGACGACCAAGCTGATCCGCCACGCGCTCACGCACCTCCGCGATAGAGGCCTCGCCCGGATCGTGGTCAGGTCCAAGGGGAGCCAGATGAGCGTCTACGAGATCACACCCGCAGGGCGCGCGCGGCTCCAGGAGGATCGCGGCGCGGCGGGAGAACCCCGCGCAACGCCCACACTCGTTGCATGGCCGGAGGCAGACCAATGACCATCGAAATCCTCACTCACGCCATGCAACGGATTATGGAGCGGCTCAACGTGGCCGACCCTGAGGCGATCCTGATTGAGATCAAGGGGCGCATCGAACGACGGCAATACGTCCTCGCGGGGACGGTGACCAACCCCTATCGACAGCTGATGCGCGTCCGGACCAGCGCCGGCGTCGCCTACCCGCTCGTGGCGCATGACGGCGAGGTGGTCACGGTGTTCCCCGTGGGCTATATCGCTCGCGTCAGAGAGGGGACGTTCCGCCTCTCAGAAAGCGGCCCGGTGGCGGTTCCCTTGATAGCCTACAAGGCGTATCGTCGGGCGCATCACAGCGCCGCTTGACCGGGGGCTGCGCAGGCAGTATTTGCTTGACATGGCCGAAACCACAAAAAAAGGGGAAGGTGTTGGTCGCAATGGCTTGCGCCCCCCGAATGCCGGCAAGGGAAGGCCGAGGGGCATTCCCAACAAGAACACGCGACTTCTCAAAGATGCCATCCTGAAGGCCGCCAACGAAGCAGGCGGCGGCGGAGTGGATGGAACGGTCAACTACCTCAAGGTACAGGCCATCGAGAACCCCGGCCCGTTCATGGCGCTCATGGGGAAGGTCCTTCCGACTCAGGTGACGGGGTCCGACGAGCCGAACGCCGCCCCGGTCAGGATTTCCGTCTCCAAGCTGAGTGACGCTGCCCTCGCCGAGATCGCGGCCATCGGCGATGATTCTCACGACGGCTGACGTCCGGGCTGCGCGGCGCGAACTTGCACGGCGGTCTCTTGCGCACTTCGCTCGCCAGGCGTGGCACGTTCTCGAGCCTGGGGTGCCCCTGAAGTGGGGCTGGGCGCTCGATGCCATCTGCGATCACCTGCAAGCGGTGACCGAGGGCCGCATCACGCGGCTGCTGATGAACGTTCCGCCCGGTTCAATGAAATCGCTCCTGGCGGGCGTCATCTGGCCCGCCTGGGAATGGGGCCCGCGCGGGCTGCCACAGCATCGATTCCTCGGCACTGCTCACATGCAGACGCTGGCGATCCGAGATGCAATGAAGTGCAGGCGGCTCATTCAGTCGAGCTGGTATCAGGAGCGCTGGCCTTTGCCCCTGACGAGCGACCAGAACGCCAAGACGAAGTTCGAGAACGCCAAGACGGGCTTTAGGGAGGCCATGGCGTTCAACAGCCTCACCGGCTCGCGTGCAGACCGTGTGGTGCTGGACGATCCGCTATCTGTGGATGATGGGAACAGCTCTGCCGCGCTGGACGCCGCCGAGTTGACATTCACCGAAGCGTTGCCCACCCGTGTCAATAACGAGCGCTCTGCCATAGTTGTCATCATGCAGCGGCTACACGAGCGCGACACGTCTGGGGTCATCCTGGATCGCGGCTTGCCCTACGACCACTTGTGCATTCCGATGCGCTTCGAGGAGTCGCGCGCGCCGACGAGCATCGGGTGGGTCGATCCGCGGACTGAGCCCGGCCAGCTGATGTTCCCCGAACGGTTTCCCGAGGCGCAGGTCGCGGAGTTGGAAAGAACGCTCGGTTCTTTCGCCTCCGCCGGCCAGCTTCAGCAGCGGCCCGCGCCTCGAGGTGGGGGCATGTTCAAGCGCTCCGATTTCCGTGTCGTCAAGGCGCGGCCAGCGGGGATGCAATGGGTTCGCGGCTGGGACCTCGCCGCGACCGAGGGCGCCGACGGCGCGCGCACAGCCGGTGTCCTCATGGGGAGGTCGCCAGACGGCCATCTCTGCATCGCGGACGTGGTGAAGGCCCAAGTCAATGCCGCCGGGGTCGAGCGCCTTTTGGCCGCGACGGCCGCTGCGGATGGGCGCTCGGTCCGAGGCTCAATTCCGCAGGACCCGGGCTCCGCCGGATAATCTTGGGCGGGGCATCTGGTTCGGACGGCACTTCAAGGCTATGCTTATACCTTCAGCCCGGAGACGGGAGATAAGGAGACGCGCGCTTTGCCCCTCGCCGCGCAAGTGGAAGCCGGAAACGTCACGCTCGTGGAAGGCTCTTGGATGAGCGACTTCTTCGATGAAGCGGAGACATTCCCGGCCGGTCGGTTCAAAGACCAGATCGACGCCGCAACGCGCGCGTTCGAGATGTTGGCGCTACCCAAGAAAGCCCCCGCAGTCGGAATTCCCCGGAGGCATCGTTGAGCAACATCGTCAGCCTCATGGCTAACCGCACGATGCGTTCGCTGTCGCAGATGTTCCCGGACGCATTCGGGGGCCATCTCGCCACCGGCACCAAGCGGCGCCACGCGACGGAATACGGCTGGCCCGACCGGATTACGTTCGCGCACGCCCTTGAGATGTTCCAGCGCAATGGGCTCGCTCAGGCCGCCATCCGCAAGACCCGCGCCAAGACGTGGCAGACCGACCCTCAACTGCGCTACGGCGAGGAGGGGGACGACGCAACGGCGCTAGAGACCGCGGTTGCCGAGCGGTTCACACGCATCCGGCTGTGGCAGCAGCTCGCCGAGGCGGACATGCGCGGGATGGTCGGGGCCTACGGCGCGGCGATCCTGCGCGTCGGGGACGGGCTCGACATGCATCAGCCGCTCGGGCGCGCGCCGGGGCTTGAGAACCTGGTGGAGGTCATCCCGTGCTGGGAAAGCCAGTTGCGGGTGGCGGGGATAGTGGCGGACCTCGCCGATCCGTTCTATGGCCGGCCCGAGATGTGGACGTTCCACGAGTCCGCCGTGACGTCGCCTGCCAATCCGTCCGCGATCAGGTCGTTCAGCGTTCACCCGTCCCGCGTGCTCGTCTTCTCGCGGGATGGCACGCTGGACGACCGCTCGCAGCTTGAGGCCGGATACAACGCCGCCCTCGACGCCGAGAAGGTCATGGGTGCGGGGGCAGAGGGGTTCTTCAAGAACAGCAAGGGCGTTCCGCATCTCGACCTCGCCGAGGGCACGACATTCGAGCAGTTGGCCGAGGCAATGGGCGTGCAGCCCGAGGACGTCGCCGACAAGGTGTCCCAGATCGTGCGCGACTTCATCAGCGGGCATGACGCCGCGCTTGTGACACAGAACATGAAGGCCACCTTCCCCAACATCACCATGCCGCAGATCGCGCAATTCTGGGACGTCTCGGTCAGAACCTTCGCGGCATCGCAGATGATTCCGTCGCACATCCTGACAGGGATGCAGACCGGCGAGCGGGCCTCCAAGGAGGACGCCGAGGAATGGGCCCGGACATGCACCGCGCGGCGGAATGGAGAGATCGTTCCGGCCATTCGCGAGATGACGGAACGCCTCGTCGGGGCGGGGGTGCTGCCGAACCGCCCTTGGCAAGTGCGATGGGATGGGCTGATGGATGACGGGCCGGACGCGATGATCGCCCGCGCCAAGTCGCTATCCGAGATCAACAAGAACGAGGGTGGCGCCGTATTCGAGGCCGACGAGCTTCGCGTTTCGGCCGGCTTCCCCGCTGACATCGGAGATGATACGATGCGCGATGATCGAGACCCGCGCGCAACGGAGGGCGATGATGCCGAATGAGATCAGGCCCGGCGCCGCGCGGGCGAATGTGCGGTCTCTGGCCAATGCCAAGGCGGCTCGGCGCGAGAAGCGCAACGGCCGCGATGTCATCGTGGTGCCCTCGGCGACGATGCCCGACGACGTGGTGATGAACGGCGTTCGGTATCCCGCGGCCGAGATCGCCAAGAGCTACATGACGCTCAACCGGACCCCGGCGCCGCTCGGACACCCGACCGTGGAAGGCGGGTGGGTCAGCGCGTCGGACCCGGAAGGACTCAACCGCTCGTGGGTCGGCGCCTGGAACGAGAACCCGCGTCGTGAGAATGGGCGCATCCTGCTGGACAAGGTCATCGACGTGGAGGTGGCCAACCGTTCCGAGGGCGGGAAGGCGGTGCTTGCCGCCGTGGAGTCCGCCTCGCCGATCCACACGTCCACGGGCATCTACCTCAACTTGGCGAAGGCCAATGGCGACGACCCGGATGGCGCCGAGTTCATCGCGTCGGATCTTCACTTCGACCACGACGCGATCCTCCTCGGCGAGGACGGCGCGGCGACCCCGGAGCAGGGGGTGGGCATTTTCGTGAACAGCCAGGGCGGCCAGGTCATCAACTCCCGCGTGGATTGGGCTGAGGAACGCCTCTCGTGGGCGGCCGAAGACCTGATGGATGCCGCCAATCACCTCAACAAGGCGAAGGCCCGCGAGGCCCGCCTTCCCGCCATCATCGAGGCGCTGCGGCGTCTGGTGACCCCCGGTGCCGACGGCACCGCTTCCGAAGCCGTCCACCAGGAGGAACCCATGGACGATCAGACCAAGGAGCGCCTGAACGCGCTCGAAACCAAGGTCGATGGGCTGGGCGAGGCCATCGCCTCCGCCGTCGCCAACGCGGTCAAGCCGCTCATCGACGCGCAGGAGGCCGCGGCCAACGCGGCCAAGGCCGCCGAGAAGGCCGAGCGCGACACGCTGACCAATGCCATCGTCAAGGCTGGCCTGCGCGACGAGGACGAGCTGGCCCACCTGCCGGTCGCCAATCTCCGCCGGATCGCCGAGGGCGCCAAGCCGGGCAAGGCCGCTCCCATCGCGAACGGCGCGGCCGTGGTCGCCGAGGACGACGAGTTCGCGGGCTACAGCCTGAACGCCCATCTCGACAGCAAGGAGGCCTGATCCATGCCGCATGTCATCTACCGCGGTCCGGTCGTCCGCGAGCCCGAGACCGTCAACCTGCCCGTCGCCACCGCGGCGCTGCCGGGCACGTTCGTGGTCTCCGACCTCAGCGAGCTGACCGTGGCCGACGACGCCACGGCGCGGCTCCTGGTGCTGTCCAACCGGCGCTTCATGGACCAGACGGACGAAGACGCCTACGAGGCCGGAGAGACCGCCGTGGCCTATCGCGCCGAGCCGGACCAGGAGTATCGCGTCCGGATGGCCGCGGGGGCCTACACGCCCGGCCAGGCGCTCACTGTCAACGGCTCGGGCCAGGCCGCCGCCGCATCGTCCGGCAACGTCATCGTCGCCTATCTCGACCAGGCCGGCGCCACCTTCACCGCGAACGAGCTGGGCGACGTCGTGCTCGCCAGCCGTGTCGCGGCGGCCTAAGGAGGGCCAGCAGATGCTCCGTCACACGCAAGAGCAGGAGCGGGCCGTCATCGGCATGCGCTCCCTCGCCAACGTGCGCGCCACGCGCATGATGGACGACATCCCCGAGCCGATGCGGGCCAGCGGGCTCGTCGGCAACGCCTCCCCCATCCCGCGCGACGTCTGGGGCGAGTGGGACCGCGAGGCCGTCCAGCTTCAGCGCGACATTCTCTCGGTCCATGCGGACCTGGCGGCGTCCGTCTCGCGAGGGTTGCCCATCGGCAAGGTGGTCAGCTACGCGCAGGCTGTCAGCGACAGCGGCGACCTGGCCATCTCGCTCGACGGCCGGGTGGAGGCAAAAACGGACCAGCCCGTCATCCGCTACGACGGGACCCCGGTGCCCATCGTCAACTCGACGTTCTCCTTCGGCTGGCGCCAGATGGCGGCGGCCTCAAGCGAGGGCTTCGACCTCGACCCGGCGGCGCGGGCCAACGCCACCCGGCGCGTCGCCGAGGGGATCGAGGACGCCACGCTGGACGGCTGGCCCGGGATCGTGGTCGGGGACGCCACGTCCTACGGCCTGCGGACGCACCCCGACCGAGCCACGCGCACGACCGGGACCGCGATCAACGGCGCCTCGGGGCCGGACATCCTGGCCGAGATCGCCGCGACGACCGCGCTGCTCTACGCCCGGAACCAGTACGTCGAGCCCACCATCTACATGAACGTCGCCGACGTGAAGTACATGCGCGAGACGGACGTGTCGCCCAACTACGCGGGCAAGACGATCCTCCAGCGCGCGCTCGAGTCCGGCATCACGGGTATCGTCCCGGCCTCGCGGGTCCGGCCGAACGAGATCATCGCCGTCGTCAAGCGGCGCGAGACGGTGCGCGTGCTGAACGCCATGCCGATCTCGACCATCCCGCTGTTCCGGGCGAACCCGCACGACGACTACGCGTTCATGACCATGGCGGCGACGTCCGTGCAGATCGTGTCCGACTACGCGGGCTCGACCGGCATCGCGCACTCCGCGCCGGCGTGATCCAGCGGGCGGGCTTCGGCCCGCCTGCCCCATCCATGAGGAGGCGGCCATGAAGGTCATCATCACCAAGCCCGGCGCATTCCGCGCGGGCAAGAGCGGCCCCGAGGAACTGACTGTCGGGGACACGATCACGGTCAAGGGCGACGAGATGCCCGCGTTCCTGGTCGGCAAGGCCCGCCGGGCCGATGGCGAGACGGCGGTGAAGCGCACGGCCAAGGCGTCCAATCCGGCGATGGACGACGGCGACACGGACGGCGCGAAGGACCCGGGCCTCGTCGGCGGTGGCGACGGCGGGGACGACTGACGATGCCGCTCGTTGCGACGCCCGGCGCGCCCGGCCAGAACGCCTACGTCACGGTGTCGGAGATGCACGACTACGCGGAGACGCGCGTGCATCATCTGGCGTTCCCGTCCGACGAGGTGCTGGCCGGCGCGATCATCCGGGCGTCGCACGAGATTGACGAACGGTTCGGGCTGCGGTTCCTCGGGCGTCGTGCCTCGGGCCGCGCCCAGCCGATGCAGTGGCCGCGCTCGGGCGCCGTCGATGTCGAGGGCTTCGTTGTGGACGACGGCGACACCCCGCGCGAAGTGAAGTTGGCCACCATGCACCTCACGTTGACCGCGCTGCGGGCCATCCAGGCCGGCGAGGCGGTGGCCGGGGGGGCGATTGGCGGCTCCGACGCGACCGCTGGCCTTCTGGTCAAGCGCACGAAAGTCGGGCCTCTGGAGGAGGAGTTCTTCGAGCCGTCTGCCGAGGTGTCCGCGGCCATCGCAGCGGCGGCCACGTCAGAGCATGACCCGCTTACCGGGTTGCTCGGGGGGCTCGTGAAGGCCGATCAGACGGCCGCCGTGGCCCGCCCCAACCTCATGGTGGCCCGGTGAGCCTCGCGGCCCGCGCCACGTCGCTGCTGATCCGCAAGGGCGCGCCGGCGGTCGTGGGAGGTGTCAGCGTCCCGGCGGTGGAGGTGGAGCGCGTCGAGCGCACCCGGGACGACAGCCTCGTCGGGGAGGTCGTGCTGGACATGATCCTTTCCGCCGGCCTGGTCCGGCCCGAGGTTGGCGACGCGATCCGCCCGGCGGGCTTCGGCCGCGACTTGACGGTGACCGAGGTCAAGCCGGTCGCGCCGGACGGCGTGGCCGTCATCTATGAAGTGAAGGCCGCCGGCTGATGGCGCGCGACACCCTTTCCCAGTTCATGGACACGTTCCGGAGCGCGTCTCCGCGGTTCGCAACGCGGTTCGAGCGGCTGGTGACCCGGATCAAGTCCGGCGCCCGCCTCGACGCGCTCGCGGAGGCCATATCCGCCGGGGACGTCGGCAGCGTGATCGACCTGCTGGGCGTCGGGACCGAGGGCTGGTTGCCCCTCGAGGACGCCTTTGAGGACGCGCTGCGGGAGGGGATTGCCTATCAGGAGGCGCACTCCACCGGCTTCGCGCCTATCGGACTGGTGGACGCCAGCGTGCGGCGGCGCAGCCCGCGTGCGGAGCGGTGGATTGCGGAGAGGTCGTCGCGGCTCGTGCAGGAGATTGCGGCCGACCAGCGCGAGGTGGTGCGCGATCAGCTCCAGGCCGGGCTTGAGGCGGGCACCAACCCGCGGGATACCGCGCGGGCGTTGGTGGGGCGGGTGGCGCGCAAGCCGGCGGCCCGGGCGGGGCAGCGCGTGGGCGGCGTCGTGGGGCTGCACTCGCAGCAAGCCCGCTGGGTGCGCGCCGCGGGGGCCGAACTGTCAGACCCGGATGCCATGGCGCAGTATCTCACCCGCAAGGCGCGGGATCGCCGCTTCGATGGCAAGGTCAAGCGCGCGCTGCGCGACGGCAAGCCCCTCGACGCTGCCGCCATCCGCAAG